TCTGCTTGCGCGCCCATGACGTTTAGCTGCTTCTCTTGTGCGCCAGCTAAATCTGAAAGCGTGCGGTCGATCACCGCTTGCTGATATGGGCTTTCATATTGTGCAATGTTTGTTGATGCCAACTGCTGCGCTCGTTGCTGGGCTGGACCGTATCCAAATCCTTGCTGCACGCCGACCGAGCGCTGTTGTGCGGGGTTGTACCCAATTGCTGAAACTGGCGGGGCTTGGAAGCCCATACCCATTTGCGTGCCTTGCATAGCTTGCTGCAATGCAGCGGCGCTTGCGCGGTTTACGTTGAATCCGCCAGAGGGCGACAGAGGTGCGTAGCGGCCTTGCGTTGGGGCTGGTACTGCTGTTTGCGGTCTAGGCAAGCCGCCTTTCCCACCAACCATAGGTGGGCTTGGCAGCGGTGTAACATACTCAGGGGTAAAACTGCCCTGTGGACCGCCTGGCGCAGAAAGGGGAGGAGATTGAGGGGTAAAACTGCCCTGTGGACCGCCTAAAGACGCGTTCAGCAATGCATTGATCATATCACGCTTCCTTTGTTTTTGCTGTTAAGCACTTGCCAATTGATCGACATATTGGATGACCTACTGCCATGATTAATCTACCGCAAATATTAGATTTATATTCTTCTGGCCGCATTACATGCGCCATCTGCGCTGCCCAAGATTTCGCTATAGGCGCTACTACCGCACGAACTGCCTTAGACCCAAGGCTGCTGCCTTTTATGTACTCTGCTACTGGCGTCGCCCAAGCTCGGTATCCGTCTCCAAGCGCAGGGTCTTCGCTGTTTACGCGCTGCCCAAATTCAACGTCTAAGTTGTAGATGTCATCTGGAAGAATACCAAGGTCGTGTAGGGCAGTGCATATAACAGTGCCGTCTCCGCCGTCTCCGTCGTCTCCACCGGGGTCTATGCCTTGCACGGCGTTAGAAGTTTTTGAAATAGAGTTTTGGTCTAAATCTTTGGCTTCTTCCGTGCTAATGTGGCCGTCGCCGTTTTTGTCTGCGCCTTTACCTCCACCAGACCCGTGAGCATCACCTGAGTACCCAGGCCCACCGCCGTCAAACATATCGCCAAAACTTGTATAACCACCTCCAGAGCTAGGTGTAGAAGGTTGACCGCCCATTCCATCCATATCAAAGCCTGGGCTGAACTGGCTCATGCGATATGCCTCATCTGCCGCATCTCTTTCTGCAAGAGCTTTTGCAACAGCATCATCCACAGAACTCATCCGCGTATAATCGAATGGCTGGTACGCATATTTGCCGTCGTCGGGGTCTATGAAGAAACTGTCCATATAAGATTTTTGCGCTGGGCGTGCAGCAGCAAATTGATCTAATGACTGTTGGTATAGCGGCTGAGACGAATAGCCCATTACGCCGTTTGCGTATTGCGTCGGTGCGCCCATGCCGCCCATGATGTCTTGCTGTGACGCTGGAGCCGCCATGCCGAATGCGCTTGAAACGTCAGCAGTGTTTTGGAAGCCAGCCTGCTGCATTGGGGTGAACGCAGCAACGTCTGGCCCGTAATACGGTACGTATCCAAGCTGTGAAATACCTTCAGCTTTAGTTAAATTTCGCTTTGCCGCTTCTTCAATGTATTCTGGTATCTCAACTGTTTGGGTCGATGACCCACCCTTGCCGCCTGACATTATGCGAACTCCTTAACATAAGAAACATGCTGAGTTTTCCAGCCGTGTTCTTTTAGTGGTTTCTTCCAGCCAGACCTACCTGACATTGATAGCGCGGTACAGCCCTGCACCTTCGCCCAATCCATTACATCTTTGTGCATGTCTAAAATCTGATCCAACTCGCCGCCACCCAAAAAGACATTTAAAACTTTCTTTTTCGGATATACCACAATTTCAGTAACTATGCACCCCCTCGGCGTCGGCCACAGTTGTAGCACGCCTTTGTTGAGGCCGTTCACAACATCGCTAAACGTGTGAGTGCCGCCTGAGTATTCCAACGCGGCCTCTATCCATTTACGACATCTTTTAATCTCTTTATCCATGAAGTCTCGTAATTGCTAAAGTTGAAGCGGGTATGGCTGGTACTGGCGAGGATGCGGCAGTGTAGTTCAGAAACCCGCTTGTGTTGTCGATCATGTAATTAACTTCCAAATAATCATTTGCCGCAAGAGTAAATATTTGCGTGCGTGAAGTCACTAGGGTAGCGTTGTTTTGGTGCAGCGCAGTCGTCATTGCACTGTCTGCCACATTCGTCCCGTTGACGCTGGGCCAGAAGTAAAAATGCACTGTGCTTGCTGACGTGGATGATATCTGAGCAGAGAACGACACGACGTACTGCCCCGCTTCCTCAAATACAATGCGAGACGTTGGCGATCCTTGCGTGATACCGTCGTTACCAGAAGGCGCATCATATGTTAATTTGTATGCGGTGTTTGCAGCGGCAGGGGTAACGTCTGAGGTTAAAATAAAGTCAGCGTGTCCATCCTCAAGAACGATCTGCCGCCACTCGCCATTTTTGCTAACAACTGGGTAAAGGTTTTGACGGTCCCACATGATCGTGCCGTCATCTGCCGCGTTTTCGCCGCCCGTCTGCTGAACCAGCGTGGAGCGATTTTGCGACAGGTATGACATCAGCCGACGCCCCCATGTCTGCCAATCTTCTTCGCGTGGCTCTGGTGGACGGCCCTGCTGTGTCATCTGCGACCGCCGTTTACAACGTCAACGCGGTTAATTCCTACACGCCAATCTGACATTCTCGCGCCTTCAATACGCATACGAACTTGCCGACCTGTAAACCGTAAGGACGTTGGATTGCTCATTGAAAACGGGCCATAAGAGCGTTCAGTTCCATTCGGATAGAACCGTGTTTTGAACGTGGCACTAACATCTCCTTGAGACTTTTCGTCAGGCAGCATCTCTGTGACACTCATGACCTGATCTCCAGAGCCAATCCTAAACGGCCCACTTTCAGCGAATGGCGTAAGTGACCCATACTCAAATCCGATTTCATGTTCGTACAGCTTACGGTCTGAGGCGGATATCATCATCGGCTGGCGGAATGCACCCCGATCATAGCCAGCAGTCCTGTCCAACTCTCCGATCTGCCATGTGCCTTCAACATAATTAAAGCTGGCATAGCGGTCGTTTTCAGTTGACGCGCTGGACGGGTAGAACCAAATGATTTCTCCGAACATGCTGTTAGACATTGCAAACGCTTTGCTGATTTGCGCTTTGTTTAAGTCATTGAAAACATAGTCAGAAACCTCGCACGGCAACTCTTTTACTGTGCTACCCTGGTACGCGTAAAACGAATTAACGCCCATCCAGAATGCACCTTGATCGACGACTGCTATGGCTTGTTTTGATGCAATACCGCATGACGTGCCGACGCGCTCAATACCATAAACGTAAGGAGGGCCAATGTAGTTTGCGACGTGCGCGTCTCTTGTCGTGAGCAACAATGTGCGACCTTGGACGTTGACGCCTTTCATTAGAGCGCCAGACGTATTTAATTCAAAATCACCAGCTTCGTTAGTCACGGCTGGGGTCCATGTATTATTGTCTTCCCGATCCGACCACTGCACCTTGCGTGGGTTGCCGCCTGCGCCTAACGCAAACAAGAAGCGCTCTTCTGTTACAACAATGCCGTTGTTTGACGTTGGCGCGTTACTTAACACAGCGGCGACCGTGCCAGTGCTGAGTGTCCACTGATAAATCTTGCCGTCATCTTCGTTGCAGGCAAGAAGGTATTCCCCCCAAGGCTCCAAGTCCCAACTTGTAGCTGGTTGGATGCGTGCCGTGTCTGGCCTTGCAACACCATAAGCATAAGAACCGTAAGTGCCGCCGCCATAGCCAGTAAATGCTATGGCGTCCTCTCGGCCAGACGATAGGCCAACTGGAGTAATGTCAGACTGAGTGCCTGCTGCATTCCATATGTACAGTTTATTGTATGATCCTGTAGCAATCCATCGGTCGCTGCTATTATCCGACCATGTTAGCATACCACGCATTTTAGCAGCGCCAGCGGTGTCAGACCGAGTGCGCCATCCACCTATTGGACGCATCACGCCTTCATGCCAACGCACAAGGTTTGCGTCACGCCAGCGACCAGTGCTTTGCAAGTCTGTGCCATTGCGATAAACGCCAGCGGGTATGTTAAGGTCAATCAGGGCCATCGCTGCCTCGTTATAGGTTGTCGCGTTAGGCCAACATAACACATTATACCCAATAAGCAAAAGGGCAGCGTAAACTGCCCCTTGCACTGTGCTTGCGCTAGTTTACGACTTCAGCCTCTTCGACTTCTTCTGGATTTTCTAGAGCTTCAGCCAATAACTCAACGAATTTCTGACGGCCCACTGCAAGCTGATCTAAATTAAACTGAGCGTTGTCCATTTTGCGCCCAAGATCATTCACATGGTTAAGCAAAGCCTTCTGTTTATCAGTCATGTCGTCGATTAGATATTCTTTATCGTTGACTGTAATTGGGGTCTTTTCATTTTTTCCCATAACAAGTCTCCTTTAGGTTTGAGTTAAGTGTTTGCTGCGATTGCAGCGTTAGCGGCGGTCATGTCCTCTGTTGTCCAGTAGTCCTTTGCCACCATGAGTTGCAG